GTCCTTTAGCTTGCTCATGCCGATCAGCTCAGATGCAGCAGCGATAACGATCCAAAGAGCGGGGTGGCTAAGGATTTCCTCGAAGTTCATGGTGTTCAGGACTTTGTCTAATACTAGCCTTGTGGGCTTTTGTACTCCAGAACGGTGATGCGGTTTCCGTGGTCGTTAAGACGTTCGTATATTTCGCGGCGGTCAGCAGTGGCCTGTACTTTTTCCGCCTTCATGTCCTGATGTAAATCTTCAAGTTTTGTTGCAATAGATTCGACGCCAGCTGTGAGACGAATAACCGCTTCACGACTTTCGCTGGTTCGTTTAGTGAATCCAGAGATGTTCATCCCAGCAATGCCAAGAGACGCGCCTAGGATTGCAGCGTAAATTTCAATCACGGATCCTAGCCTTGTTACTTCAAGTCTAAAGGATCTGGCCTACCAGATAAAATCGCCACTGCACGTTTGTAAAATTGGCAGTCGGTCTTGTTGGCTTTTTCTAAAGCGTCTTTGATACGCTTCCAATTTTCAAACGAGTGGCGGTCCATTGCGCTATGGGGTCAAGACGGTTCATTGATCGCAATTAGTGAATAGCCGATGAGAAGCAACGCTCCAAGGGCACCGACAGCTACAAAAGTCATGACTCAATTTCTGCAGTGTCTGGGTCGGAGGTCCAAGCATGGTAGTCCGATCCTGTCACATATTCGGCCAGAGCCTGAACTCTTGCTATATCAGCATGTGGGGCAAGGTCGCCAATGCTTGCTGTTGCTTCAATGGCTTCAATCTTGGTTCCGCATTCAGTACGGATGGTTTGCCGCCAGGTCTTCCATTCGGCATTCATCGTGGTTCCGCGTTCTTTTGCCTTGATTACGCGCCAATCAGATGGAATCAGCAACATGTTTGCTGTGTGCTTGGTTTTGTCGATCCAAAGCGTGCTCAGACCTGCGTAGTCCTTGGGGATTAAGTTGCCGTCAGCGTCGTAACCCCAATAAAATCTTTGGTCCCAAGCCCGGATGCTTTCGGCTTCCCATGTAATGCCAAGGCTGGCGCGGTCTTCCTCAGTCGAAAGTCGCAACCAGTTTGCTGGATACTGAACGTCGTTATGCTCCCAAGCTACGTCGAGCTGAAGCGTTCGATCACCGAGCTTATAAGGCATGAGTTTGGAGCGGTGTTTGCAGTTTATCGGTCAAGCGATCATCTCGCTCTACTGGATAGGAAGGGGTGCTCGGCGAAGGCGGCGTAAATAAATGGACTTGCTCCACCCAAGGTATTTCTTACTTTGAACCCGTTGGACAAAAAGTCCAAGACGCCAGGTGTTGCTGTTGCTTCTGCATCGGGAACGTTAGCAGCAAGATATGAGTTTCTGGGGTTGTAAGTATTTCTTGCCGCATCGTAAATAAACCAACCACCAAGAACAGTGTTTTTCCACATCAACCACCGTGGCGTAAAGCCTGTGTATATGAAAACATTATCAGTCGTGTTATTTGACGTAAAAGAGCCGAAAGAAGAGTACCCTTCGACAGGTGCGAAGCAGTAGGCAATGTAGTTACTGCCATTGGCGTTTGAGTCTGTGTCGTTCCAAACGCTGAATACGGTAGAGGTAGGTGTATTTTGAGCTGCATCCCCAAACGCGGCAGTTGAGTTTAGATAGGCGTAGTCGAGAGACCCATTGATTGACGTAGTAAGAGCAACCCAGTTGGACGAAGACGAACGGTTTTTAATGAAGTGAAGAGCCGGTGCATCGCCCAGCCCATGTCCCACTGTCGCGTTCTGTGTGCCGTTCCCCGTATAACTAACAATCGAGAACCCAGCACTTGGGTTGGCACGTACCTGTGCAGATATGCTGCCGTCAGTATTAGTTACCGTGGAAGATCCGGCGTCCCACGCCCAGCCAACAAAGGTATCTCCGTTACCATTCGTTTCGGGAGCTGTTCCACTTAAATATGTTGTGTTAACAGAAAACCCATCAGAATTAAACGATCCAATAAAATCACCTGCATTGCCAACCTCTAAATTTGTATTCTGACTTGCCAAACTCTTGCCAGCCCCGCGTACAGTGTCTTGCAAAATGTGCGCATAACCATTGGCCGAACGAGTTTTAATCCACACCAAATCTGGCGAGAACTCCAATCCGCTAATCGTTTGCGTCCCACCATTACCCGTATACAGCTTCGTATCAAAATACTGGCTACCATCTGCAATCGTTGGATCAGGTAGGTTGGCGGTGCATAATGCTTTGTAGCCAGCCGGAGCTGCCGTATGAAAGGCGCGTTGGCCGAAGTTTGCAACTACTTTGTTGCCAGAACCTCCGCCACAAGTAAAGCAAGGTACAACGGTTTTCCCGGATAGCCAACTTGTAACAGCTACTCCCTGAGAAACGCCATTTTTATAAAAAGTAAGTTGTGGTGTATCCATATCTATGGCAATACCAATTACGTCACCTGCTGTTTGCCAGCTCGCTCCATAACTGTTTGCGCCTGTGTGCCACAACGCACCTGTGTTTTGATAATATACATAACTTCCACTTGTTTCAAAGCCAGGAGTACCATTTATGTCAGCAACTCCGATTGCGTTATTTATTCCGCTAACAGCTGTAGTTTCAAAATACCATTTGCCACTTGAAATAGCGATAGTACCATTTGCATAGTTAGTGCCAGAAGAATTTACTTCAACGTCTAAATTGCCGTTAGAAAGCGTGGCATTCGTTTCATCCAACGGATTCAACGTCGCATAATTCCCCACAACTTCTCCGCCCGCTCCAGAATCTGTCTGACCTGATCGCTGCTCTGGGGTGTCAACTAAGGAGTCAATGCTACTAGCACTGGCAAAAGTAACGGTTAATGTACTGGCATTTGATCCACCGGCCCATGCAACCCAAGCGGCTGTGACGGTTTGTGGTGAAGAACTTACGGGGTATGTACTGCCGGTACTGCTCCAGTTAATCCCGTTACTAGATGTCCAAATATATCGGTCGGTCGAGTCTGTTGAAAAAGTCCAACTAATGGGCGATCCGTTAGCTGATTTTAATACTGTAGAAGCATTCGCCTGGCCAGTGTCTGTTTTTGGAGACGAAACATTATTATATGTAAACCCTGTTGTGTCGTAAGTTAGTGAAGTAGAAGAACTATCAAAATTTGAATTGCTTGTATCTTCACCATATTGAACAGTAGGCACAGTCGCAACAAGGTTATTAACAGTCCACGTATTGCTGTTGCCACTTGTATCAGTCCCTAGCGCGGCGTGGGTGCTGTTGTCAGAGAAGTCAAGGTGGAAACCGTTGGTGCCATACGTTCCAGCAAATTTCTTAGGTTGCCATACATTATTGTCGTCGTATTCTCCGAAGTCAGTTGCAGATAGGGCTTGAGAGTCGATGAACTGGACGTCGGCTAGATAAAAATCACCATAAACACTTCCACTTGTTAGATTTCTACCAATGAGATGCGTGTTCGCACTATTGATCCAGCTATCATAAGCAGAACCTGGAACTGTATTTGTATCAAATGCTGTTACTTCAACGCCATTTACATAGATTGTAGTCGCTGGCGAATTAAAAGAAATTGTCAGATGCATCCATGCACCAACGTCTCTAAATACCTGTGATGTAATTTTGTTTCCAACAAGTGAATTACCAGTTACGGTATATACTTGCAACTTGTTTGCAGAAGTAAAATTAACATCAGTTGTGTTATGACCGTTACTATCTTTGTCAACTCGAAACAACTGCTGCTCAGCTCCAAGTTTAGTTCTCTTCACCCACCCTGACCAAGTCCACGTCCTTCTATTACCCGCAGAACTTGGCTGACGATTAAGGTACGCCGAATCCCCTGAGTTAAATCTAAGCGATCTATTTATCGCATAACCTGCAGCCGCTCCACCAGCAGTTGACAGAAACAGCGGATTAGCCGCACCAGGAATACTCATGAAACGTTCAGCAGCGAAGTAACCGTGATGCGCGTTGCGCTCTCGCAATAATAAGCCAGAACATCAACAGCAGCCGCAGTTGTCGTCAACGTAGGTGCCGTGCCACCAGCAAACTTATACTTCGTCCCGGCATAAGCAAGCGTTCTGCTTCCCGTTCCATCCTGCGTAATCACAATCACACCAGACTGACCAGCAGTGACATTGCTTGGATCGCCTAATGTCCGATTTCCGCCGATGGCCAAAGTGAAATTGTTGCCAAGGCTGAGATCCACCGCCACGGTTGCCCCATCGGTCAATGCAACAGGCGTTCCACGCTGTGCTTTCGTGAAGCTCTGAGCAACGGCAAGGCCAGCAAGCGTTGTCGTTACAGCTGGAATCGTGACGGTGACGTCAGCCGTTGGATCAGCCACGCTCAACGTCAATTCATGCGCGTCAGGCGTTGCACCCTCAAAGACCAAACTGCCATTGAACGTAGCGTTACCGACAAACAATGACGTGCTGTCGAACGTTGCAATACCTGTGACATCTAGCGTTCCAGGAACATCAACGTTACTTGTAAATTCAACGCCAGTGCCGCCAGAATCGGTTTGAAGCAGTTGACGGGCTGTGCCGTTGCCAAGCTTGCTAACTGCAATCTCTGCAGATGCACTGATGTCAGCATTGACAATCGTGCTATTGGCGATCATCGTGCTGGTGACGGTGCCAGTATCACCAGTCGTTACGACATTACCGCTGACATCGGGAAAGGTGATTGTATGGTCACTGGTTGGATCAACGACCGTAATTGTGGTCTCGTAATCATCAGCAGTGCTGCCTTCAAACACAATGAAGACACCGCCGTTGAAATTCAAATCGCCGGTTAGCGTGCCACCCGTGGACTCCAGCTTGTTGGTGTCTAGCTCTTGCAGCGCAGCTTGCACATCGGTGCTAGTAATGTTGCCCGCAGGCGTAACGCTAATGTTTGCAGCTGTTTGACCAGCAATAGCGTTTGAAACGTCAACCAAGCTAAAGGTTGAACCAGATCCCAATGACACCAACATGTCTGGTGGAGCCAAGCTGACTGCAGGTGCCGCACCAGAGCCAGTGCCGCTTGTTCCCACAACAACGTAATAGTTGAGGTTCGTAACAGCTGGTGCAGGCAATGCCGACCCAGTGGTAAAGCCAGCAGCTGATCCAGCAGTGGTTACACTTGTCAGAAGATTAGTGTTTGCATCATAAATACCAGCAAGAATCAGGTTGCCGCTAATAACGGTGATCGGGATGAATGAGTTACCCGTGTGGACGTAAAGATCTTCGTTCTTTTCGTCGAAAAAGAACTGACCTTTGAAGTCTGCAGCCGGGAACGTAACAATGTTGTCGGTTCCGCCAGCGCCGCCAAATTTAGTAACCGAGCTATCAGCTAACTTTGTGCCTGTAATGGCATCCGTTCCAATCAAAGAACTGCCAATCGTTCCGCTAGTTAGCTTTGCCGCTGAAAGATTTGGAATGTCGGCTTCAATTAAAGTGTCGCCAGCCGTCACATGCCCCTGGCCGTTGACCGTGACCTTGGTATAAGTTCCAGTCGTAACAGTGCTGCTGTGATTAAGGTTGCCTGAAACATCAACCGCTAAACCACTGCCAGGGATAACCGCACCAGCAGCTGTTGAGGTGGCAACAGGCAGATCAGCAGCAGCAAGCACTCTGCCGCCAGTGATTAAGCCTTTGGCGTCATAGGTGACTACGTGGTGCGTTGCACTGGCCGTCACATCATTGGCAATCTCAATCGTGTTGGAATCCATGCGGAGCCCATCACCATTGACGACCACGCCGCCTTTGGCACTTGCAGTTGCTACAGGAAGGTCAGAACCCGCAATCGTGCGATACGCCAACGCACCAGCAGCATCAGTTGGCCCTGCTAAAAACTGGTTTGCAGAACTGCTGTTATCAATGGTTGCTGCAATCGTTACGGCATCACCACTTGTAGTTGCGGTGATATTGATGATTCCGGTCGTGCTGCCATTTGCCGTATTGATGGATCCGGCAGCTTTAAGACTCAGCCATGCTGACCCGTTCCAGCAATACAGCTTGTTGTCATCAGTATCTAAAGCAAGCTGACCTGTGAACGCTCCAGAGCCTGGCAGCGTTGTAACTAGGTCAACAGTTGATTCGTCTGCCAGCTTTGCTGCTGTGATCCCGTTATCAGCCACCTTGGCCGCAGTTATCGCACCATCAGCAAGGTCAGCTGTAGCAATGCCCCCAGCCGCAAACAAAATCTTTGCGCCTGGAATTGTGTCGTCAGCAATCAGCGTTACGCCATTGGCAACGAGATCACCAACCGTTAGCTTTTTTGTTTCACTGGCGCTGCTGTCAACAACCGCCACTTCATCGGCAGCGGCAAGATTGGCACCCGCCAAGGCCGCTAACTGCGAAATCTTTAGGTCAGCCATTGGCGGTAAATCCCCCTCGGGTTACTGGTCAGTCTCTAACAGCAGTTTAGCTGCCGCATCCTGATCTAATAGTATGTAATCTGCGTCCTCCTGTAAGACCGCATTTAGCGGCACAACGTCCATCCTGATTTCAATAGGACCAGTCGTAATGAAATCAGCTGTTATCTCAACCACAGACGATGTCGTGAACTGCACAGCGCAAGCAGTCAACACGCCAGTGAACTCGTACCAGATCTGATCATCAGAACGATCGGGTACGCCGCTTGGGTTATAAGTATTTGTCTTTAGGTAAAAACGGCCCTTGAACTGACTACCCACCTTGGTGCGTAACGAAAGCTCCAGCAAGTAATGCGGCAACTCATTTGCAGTGTCGCCTGTGTACTCCCAAAAACCAGACATCCGGCCAGAGCCAGACATCAAACTATTGACTCGACTTCTGAACTCGTCAGAAAGCGTTGTCGTGTCTACCGTTTCTCTTTCAGTGTTTAGCTCAAAGCCATTGCACTGAGCCAACAAACGAAAAGTCGCATTCTCAACAAAGACCTTGATGGGGATGTCGTTAGCAGGCGCGGCAAGTGCAGTTGCATTTGTTGAGCCACCATTTACCGCATGGGCAAAAGAGTCATAAAGACGAATGCCGCCTAAGTCGTCAACATGAATAAATTTCTTGACCGCGTTAGCCGAATACCCAGAAATAAAATCAAGCGCACTGCCATCAGTGCTGATCATTTCGATTTGATCGCCAGTTAGTAGTTGACCGTGATCAAAGTCAAAACTAAATCTTTTGACTGAAACGTTTACGTCGCTCGTGTTAATTACAGAGTTCAGCTCGCTTCCGTCGAACTCACGCTTTAGCTCGACCTGCCCAAACGTACCAAGATAAACAGTCATGAGATTGTTGCAGTTGTCAGCGCACCCGTACCAACAAACGAAATGCTGACGCTAACGATTTCGCCTGTGCTAGCGCCCATTGTGGCGCTTGTTATGTAAGCAGTTAGTTTGATGTCGTTGTTATCCGTTCCATCAACCCATCGAAATGTCAACTCAACAGTGTCACTAGAGCTAACACCATCAGTACCTGTTTTTATTAACTTATTAAGCAAATTTGCTGTATTGATTGCGTTATTGCCGTCTTTGTAATACAACAGGCTTGCGCTACCTGAATAGCCGAGAATACCAGGGCTATAACTGCGAATGTTTTCGCCCAGCGTTGTTGTTTCTAGCGTCTCTAAATCAGATTGCAACGAAAAACTTGAGACCTTGGCAAGGGTTACCCCTGCTAGCTGCATCACGCCGTCCCTGCCTGTATAAACTTTTGTCATCAGAGCACGCCGATCAGATTCACTGTAACAGTGCTAACTCCAGGCCGCACCTGCGTTAATTCTGGTGCGCTCTCGTACCGATACACGTTTCCTGAAGAGGTTGCACCAATTGCCGTTGAGTTGCCTTGCCAACCCGTCTTGGCTCCATCGTTTGTACTTACGCTTGCCACGTCAAAAGACGCAAAAGTGCCCTGTGTCTCGTCGTAATGATTAATGAAAAGCTCAGCGTTTGCGTCGGTGATGTTTTCGTACGTCAATGACAGCTTTAGGTTGGTGCGACGGCTTCCATAAAGAATCCGTGTCTCCGCTCCACTTTGAGACTTGAAGGTCTTTACTGGGTAATCGCCAGCAGAGAACGAACGACTTGTTGGCGCTAAAGCTGTCGGATACGGCATTACTAAGGCCCCTGTATAGCAAAGGCAGCGTCGTCAGACACCAGTTTAGCTAGCTCGCTGACCTCAGCACTATCACATGGATACTCAGAAGCCACAATTCGTATGGTCATGTCCTCCTCAAAGGTGAGCTGCTCGACTAAATAAATGTTTTCTGAAGTCGCTAAAGTTGTAATAGTAAAAATAGCATTGAAAAACGTAGAGTCTGTCGCTACACCGTTCGACACCTGCATATTCCCGTACAGTATGTCCTGAGAAGCCGTCGTGTAATAAGTGATTGGATACGTTCCATCAGCAAGCACTGTTGCGCTTGTGA